CTTGTGTTTGAGGACGGGCTGCCGGGGGCGGTCGTCGCCGCTGTGCCGCTCGCGGGTGTGGGGTGTGCTCCCACATCCAGTCAGAACAATGAGGTTCGAGCGGTTGAGGCGCGCATTGAGAACGTGGCGAACAGCAAGCCGTTCAGCGAGGACATGAAGAAGTTCGGCGCTGAGTTTGCTGCTCTGGTCGTGCCGGCACCGCACAAGGGCGTGCCGTGGCACATTGCTGAACTCCGCCAGCAACAAGACAGACCAGCCCAGAAGGCCCGGCGCGTGCAGGAAGAGCAGCACGTGTCGACAAGCGAAGGCTCGCTCAGGACGTCGTCCTTTCAGAAGAAGGAGACGTATGCAAAGCCTGGAGACCCGCGCCTGATAAACCAGGTGCCCACCGAGCACACGAATGCGCTGTGCTCATTTTCCGGCGCCATCAAGTCCCACCTGAAGAGTGGGCAAAATGGACGCTGGTACTACGTGGGCAAGACGCCCCTACAGATCGCTCAGGGCCTTCGTGGCCTGCAGCGGCGAGTGGGTGCGCAACTGGTGGGTGGGGACTACAGCCGCATGGATGGTCGGACTTCGGTCGACTATCGCCTGCACGTGCTGGAGCCGGTCTACTACCGTTATTTCGGTAAGGAGTACCACGGAGAGCTCGCGCGCCTTTTCAAGAAGGAGCGGGCAGCGTCAACCAAAACCAAGCGATTCAAGGTCGAGGCCGAGCTTTTGGGGGCGAACATCTCGGGTTCAGGGATCACAACCGATCTAAACACCCTTGATGCGGCCTTCAACGAGTTCGCGGCCCGGCGGCGCATGGGACAGGAGCCAGCGCTGGCGTTTAGCCACCTGGGTGCCTACTTTGGGGACGACTCCGTCGTCGACCCAGCCGTGTTTGACAACGTGGCTGCGGTGGCGGATGAGAACGGTATGGTGATGACCAGGGAGGCCATCCCCGATGATGCGGGGCCCGGTCACGTGGTGTTCCTCGCACGCGTGTACCCAGACATCAGGACGTGCCTAGCGTCCCACCCAGATGTGGTGAGAAACTTGCGCAAGCTGTGCACTGTGCAGGCGTCGGAGGGCTGTGCGCCCACCGAGCTAGCACGCAAGCTGCGTTTAAAGGTTGAGGGGGTGCTGATAACTGACAGCCATGTGCCCGTGGTGTCACAATACGCATCCGCCCTCAAGCGCGTGTACAACCTGGGCGCTGTGAAGGGCAGCCCCGCTGAGTGGGACCGGGCCTTCCAACAGGACTCGGACTACCGGCGTAAGAAGGAGGCGGGTCCATACCCGTACCTGCCAGGGGACGAACACGTGCTGGCGCCGTCAGTGGCGCGAGGGCTTGGCATTTCAGTTGAAGAGTTGTCCCTGGTGTCTGCGCGGCTCGAAACCGCGAGCACGGAGGGAGACCTTGCCGCAACGTCCATTTCGGCGGACTGCAGCGGATTGCCCGATTGGGCCAGCTGGGTGCCTACGACACCGACGGCTATATAAAGACAGGAGAGAGATAATGGTGTCCCAGAAGAAGGCAACCAAGAAAGGAGGCATGCAGAAGGGCAAGAGCCAGAAGAAAGCACGCCCGGCCAGGCCTAGGGTCGAGCCCGAGAGGATCCACCGATACCTGCAGTTGCTTGCTGACCCGTGCGCGGGAGATATCAGCGCCCAACCCCCGTATTTCGGGATTGATGGTGGGTATGCACTCAGGACTACGGATTACTTCTCGGTAGACTGCATCGGCTACGCAGGCCTCACCATCGGAAACACGTATAGAGCAGACTTCGCCGTTTCGGTGACGCCGTCGGCCGGTGGCTCGGTGGGTGTGTCAATTGCTGCCGCGAATAGCGGCACAGTGCTCACCACCAGCCACCAGCTGGTCGCTTCGTTCATCCGTAATGCGGCGATTGTGAAGCACTACCGGCCAAAAGCCTGCTGCCTGAAGTATATCCCCACGGGTTCTGCCAACACTAGGCAGGGCCTGATATCCCGGGGGTACACAACGGGTCAAGCATGGCAGACCGGAGCCACCTTCCCCGTATCCCAGGTTGTGCCATTGGCGCAAGCCACCGACACCATCAGCACAGTCAAGCATGAGGTGAAGTGGCTGCCAACAGAGCAAGATGGGTTGTGGGCTGACAACGATGATTTCGACAATTCCCAGTATAACGGGGGGTGTGTTTTCGTGGTGGGGCAAGGCATTGACGCGACAGCTGTCAGCGCCACGGACTGCCTCACCAATGGCCAGTTTGAGGTCACGATCGTGTGGGAGTGGCAGCCAGCTACAGGCAATGGCGTCACTACCGCTTTCACAACTCCTACTCCAGCCACCCTTAATACGGTGCTGAGTAGGATTGGTGACGTGGCCAGCTTCGTGATGGGGGGCGTAAAGAACGCAGCTGGTGCAGCCAGCCGCGTCATGAACGCCTTCGATATGATGAGCAGCAATGCAACACGAGGCCCCTCACTGCTAACCTACTACTGACCCGCACTGCAAAGTGCTGGGTAAGTGCCAGAATTACCTGCGGATAGGTCGTCCAAGGGTTAGCTGGTTTCAAGACCAAACTCACTCACTGGCTCGCCGGTCCAGCCCAATAGGTTTAGCCTGGGCTCGGAACTTCGGAGTCTCACAGCGCGTAGTGGTAGCGCTATATAAGGAAAC